GGAGTTGAAGTTTCAACTTTTCACAGTTTAGCTTATAAAATTATGAAAGCCGAAATGTCAAATGTTGATTTTGTACCGTACTATGGGAATTTTAGCGTCCTTGATGGGATCGAACAGCGGGGGCTTGTTGAGACCAGCTTGAGAGCTATGGGAATTGATTATGCTGACACTGAAATCGGCGGATATATGAACTATATCAGCAGAATGAAACTCAACCCCGAAAACATGGAAGGGATGGACTTCGAGAGATCAACAGCTCATAAAGTATATGAGCAGTATTTGAAATTTCAAAAACTTTATAATTCGGCGGACTTCGCTGATTTTTTGCATTATGCGTTGAGGATCTTCGACGAGCGTGAGGACATTCGCAATAAATATTCTGATCGTTTCGCTCATGTGATGGTTGATGAGTTTCAAGATACAAACATGACTCAGTACAGATTGATCAAACACTTGACCGCGACTCATAAAAACATTTTTGCAGTCGGTGATCCAGACCAATCAATTTATGGATGGCGAGGCGCTGATCATACGCTCGTTGAAAATCTAAAAGAAGATTTTGATTTACAGACTATCAAATTTGAAATCAATTATCGTTCTACTCAGGCAATATTGGATCCAGCTTATTCTTTGATCGTAAGAAATCATCGTGTTGATAATGCAAGACTGATCGCAAACGGGAAGAAAAAAGGTAATTATCCGCGCGTAATTTCTACAATGACGACCGATGAACAGGCTCAATTTGTGGCAAATGAAATCAGCGAACTCGTGAAATCTAATCAAGCGAAATACTCAGATTTTGCGATCTTATATCGCACAAATTATCAATCATTCGATTTTGAAAATCAATTCAGAAAATACGGAATCCCGCACGCGGTCAAAGGGAAACCATTTTTTGAGAGAACTGAGATCAGAACATTGCTTCATTATTTGCGTATTTATACGAATACGATGGACGACGTGGCGATTTATTCAACTTTCAATAAGCCAAATCGAAACATCAAAAAAACAACGATCACAAAATTTTATAAGTATGCAATCAAAAATGAGATCAATATTCTGGATCTGATGAACGAGGTGATCAGCAAAAAATCAGATCATGGAAATTTATCACTTTTAGGATCTGAGGTTTCTCAGTATTATCAAGAGTTAAAATCAATTATGGAACTCACAGGGGATCCCTACGATCTTATTATTGGGATTATCAAGATCTTGAATTATAAAGAATACTTGTCAAAAGACTCACGCTTTGGTCAAGAGATGATCGAGAACGTTGGCGAGTTGTTGAAAATTGCGACGGATTTTGAAACGGTTGAAGATCTTCTCGGTTTCGCATGGACAGAGACGGGCGAGTCCTATGATGATGAACTTGTCGGTGTGCAATTGATGACACTCCACAGCGCGAAGGGGCTTGAGTTCCCGCGGGTTTATATTATCGGGGCGAATGATGGGAATTGCCCGTCATGGAGAGCGGTCACTGGTGGACACGAAGATCAGAACCAGATCGAGGAAGAGAGACGATTGTTCTATGTTGGAATGACAAGAGCTGAGGAAGAATTGACACTGTGTCACTATCAAATCAGAGAATATAACGGCACGGTGTTTACTGAACCAAAATCAAGATTTATAACGGAGGCAGGACTTAAATGATCCAAAAATCAAAGCCAAAAGAAATAACAGCAACGCGCGAAGGCGTAACACTAAAAGCAACACTGAATGATCAAAATGAATACAATTGTGAGATCTTGAACTGGGAGAAGATCCATCCGAAAGCGAACGAAATTATCTCAGTTAAATGGACGTGTAGCGAAGTTGTTGATACGTTTCATTTGTTCAATCTTCAAGTAAACTATCTCCATGATCATCTTGATGGAGGTATGAGAAAACCGAAAGGAATTATTAAATGACTAAAAAATCTGATGAGTTGATCAAAAAACTCGAATCGTTCGAGGACAAAAAACAAATCCTCCCCGTCCCAATGGCAAAGAAATTAAAGCAAGGACTCATCAAATCTAAGACTTTGAAGATCGAGGGATATGATGATAAAAAAGAACAAGATCAGACGATTGAATTATCTCTATATCATCTACCAGATGGAAAAGCACTTTTTTATAACGAGACGCGTCAATTCGTTCCTTGTGTCTTTCAAAAATATCAAGATGGCGCTGAGTATCTGGACACGCTGATCGCATACGTGACTGATAATTATTCAAGGCGTGGGATCTTGAGATGAACATTGTAATCAATCGCGGGATCAATGAAAATACTTGTGATAGGTGTCAGGGGTCTGGTCATGTTGTGATTTTTATTCCATTTATTCAGAGTGATATGAGAGTAAGAACTGATCCAATGACAATTGTTTGTCCTGTGTGCAATGGATCAGGAAATAAAAATAAGCCGAATAATTCAAATTTTATTATTCAGTCTTGATTGTTTCACGTGAAACATCTCGAAAGGATTATTATGAAAAATCCAATAAGTCAAACAGCAAGAAGTAAAATAATTCAAAAAGTAATAAGTGATTATGAGAAGGACGGCTGGTCGATCCTTTATAATCGCGGTGAGCCTTGTTCTGATGGATGTCTACAAGGACGACCATGTCAAAATTGTGACAGGGTTGAGGGAGATGGGATTGTTTTCAAAAAGCCTATGAAGTTGATTGAAGGTTGTCACTTGAAGGTCACGTTTTCAACTAATGATGATGTGATTTTGAAATGTATGAGGTATCTGGCGGAGAACCGAGTATATAAAAAAAATTATCATCAAGGATATCCAAGACCATGAAAAATTATCACATTATATTGAGTTCGATCATCTCGATCCGCGGGAAGATGTGCGAGTTGTGCGGGGAGAGGGAAGGTCAGGAACTTCATCACTGTATTTTTCATGCGTCAAAAAGAAAAGGAAAACGAGTTGAGGAGTTCGATCACGAGATCAATCTCATGCTCGTATGCTCAAAATGTCATCACGAAAAAGGACACGGGAGAGAGGAGAGAGAAAAGTTTATAGAAAATCAGATCCGAAGATATGGAATCGGCGAAGTTATAAACTGGTATTTATCAATCCCACGTGGACTTTACAATAAAGAAATAGAATTGATGATCGCATTACATTCACCTAGTAGACAGATAGCAAGTTTTGGAGATGAAGCTGTCAGAAAATTCAGTGAAGGATTATCTCGTGAGTAATCTCCAGTTTTATGGGATCTTTGCAGGATCAGGATTTATTATTCTGATCCTTATTTCTTTTATCTTGAAATATTGGATCGTAGATTATCCAGACAAGACCAAGCATTATTGGTTGATCGTGAAATTATTTTTTATGGTATGTTTCGTGTTCGCTTTTTTGATGGTTTGGCTTGGTTTGCATGTATTCGTTGAGGAAATTATAAAAATTACAATTTTGAAATAAATTGAGCCTTACAGAGAATGTCAGGGAATAGTAAATAATAAATGAGTCTTATTATATGCCTAGAAACTAAAATTCGTTAGAAACGCTGTAAACTCCGCACAATGAAAAATGAGTATTTTATACTCGTTTTTTTTATATGTTGACAAAAGTTTATAATCTTGATAAAATAACGGTATCGTTATTTTGAAAAAGAAAGGATTTTATAATGAAAAAGAACGAATTAAGAACAGGTGTTCCCTACAAGGTAGCTTATTTAGATGAGCCACAAGAAATCAAAAAGATCATCGTCAAGGTCTCAGACAGACTAAAGATTGAATATGAAAAAATGACTGACGACTCACAAAACTGGCAACAGGACGACGGGTCTATCGTTATTCAATACAAAGATTTATATGAGAAATCTGTTTATACGATCTTGGATGGTGAATGGGCTTATACTCCAGATTGGGACATTGACGAGAGAGTTGAGATCCCGCTGGTTGATGTCTTGCAGTCAATTGTTGATGAGATGAAAGCCTACGATCTCACAGATAAAAACATCGAATTTTATATCTGATTATTGATCCCCAGCTTCGGCTGGGGAATATTTATTTTAATAAGGAGTGATGATCATGGAAAACTTTGAAAAAGATATTCAAAAAGAATTGAGAAACGAGTTTAATAATATTGCGAGAGGGGAGTTTTTGAGCTGTCATTCTCACGCGAAAGAGTCAGATCAACAGAATAGAATAACATTATCTCTTGTTTTTGATGGAGCTAATCTTGATTTTATGAAAGAATTGATTTTTCATCATTTATCACAAATTGATCTTAAAGATCTTGGAGCTTGTGCTGTTTATCAGTTTGACTTTTTTCTCCCCGAACATTTAAAGCATAATGATGATGTGAAAAAAATAATTTCAGATGTTTTGAAAAGAATGAATATAAATATAAGTGTAAAGTTCTTTAATGGTCAAGATTTTTTGGGTGGGATTTTTTGCGATCCTATTGTTCTTTATGTATATAAAAATGTTTATTATGATTTTTCAATCACTGATCTACACCCCAAAAATCCAAGACGAAGGAGTGAAAAATGAATAAATCAAATGAATATTTCAAGTGTCAATATTGTGGATCTTTATTCAAGGATCTCTATCCATCATGTCCGAACTGTGGCGCGACTGAGTTTTTTCTCCCGAAAAAATTTGAAGGTCAAAAAGTAATATATCGTGGCGTTGAAAAAAAGAGAAAAGAAAATAAGAATGAAAAAAATCCTCTCCCAGAGATTGACTTCACTCGGTCACTTGCGGTTTGTTCGAGATGTAATAAGTTTGCTTATGAATGCGAGTGTGAGGATGACTTTTTTGATAAGTTCACCGATTTTATATTATCTGATTTTATGAAGTTTATCGAATATGGTTTTCTGGTCTTTATAATATTTTTGCTTGGATCCTTCATTTTTGTCGGGTGCATGGATTTTATCGGATTGGGGGCATGATGAGAGATCAAAGAATTGATCCTCCTCCTCCATTCCCAAAAAATGATCATAGTTCTCAAAAGGTTTATCAAGAATACAAAAATTTCAATGATCATTTATTTCGATTGATTATTTCGTTTGTGATTTTGTCTCTTATTATTGTTTTTTCTACATTCTGTTTTGTAGAAGGTGGGAAGGCTGGACATCATCAAGCGTTGAGAGTGAAATATTCTTTCAAAAAATACGATCTTATCAATGTTGGACTTATGCACTATCAAGACAAATACCTTCTCTATTCTATCCACACCAACAGAGAAGCGGACATGCAAATCGAGATCAATGGGGAATATATTGACGTTGGAGATCTGGAGATCAGCGAGATCATATCCTTGTTTTATGGGATCGAGGTCTCGGATGATGAGATCGTTTTATTGGCTGTTTGTTATCCTCAGAGGATCAAGGATCTGAGAACGTTCGAGGATAATGTGATTGTTTTGGGAGATTGGAATACACCGACGGACATTTATGATTTCGGAGACACTCTCCCAGTTTATACGAAATAAGAGGTTAAAATGACACAAAGAATTTCAAAGAAAACAACAGAGATCAAGGTTCAATGTAGAAATGGAGAAGGGTCTGATGTTTTCGCAGTTCACGCATTTTATAGATCTTCTGGTTTGAGTAAGTATTGGGAACATCAGATCATAACTCGACATGGTGGCGTTTATCCACAGATGATCGTCGTGACTACTGATTTTGTCCGCGCTCAAATAAATGCACTTGAGAACTTTTTGTATTTGGATGAGAGCGATGTTCAATTTTATCGGAGCGAGTGAGATGATTGATCTGAAAATTGAGACAGGTTTATTCAATGGTGTGATCGAACTCAAAGTCAAAGGAGAGATCAACGGGATCCCGTTCAATTACACCTATAATATTTTTGGAGAAAGTTCTATTCAAAAAATAGAACAGATAAAAAAAGCGATTGATATGTGCTTTGAAACATTGAAAAGATACGCACATGTGAAGGAGAAAAAATAATGCCAAGATATGTACCTTACTTGACAGGAATGATAGATCTTTCGGCTATCATTGGAATCCAAGTTTCTCAGAAGAAAAATGACTGGAGAAAATATATCGTCATTATATTCTCAAATGGAAAAGAAATTTCACTTAATATTGCTCAAGCCTATGCGTTTTTGGATATATTGAAAACGAGGAGGGATGGTCTTATTCCTTATTTGTTGGCTTGTATTCAAGATCTGGAGGAGGATCTGGAAAATGCAAAATGATTTTATGAATAAAAAATATTTACAAATCCCATTGGGTGAGATAACGAAACCTAAAACAGACGTTTCATTATCTGATATTGGAAAAGAAATTCACAATTACATTACAACTATTGATCATATGACAAATGTGTCAGAAAATTCAAAAGATGATTTATGTGATTTTAGTGATCTTGATAAATTATCTGATTTTTTCAACTCTTTGAAATTTCAACAAGATAAAAAAGATTGGTTGACATATCAGGATCTTTTGAACTTGAAAAACGGAGATCGAGTTGTGAATGATCAGGGTAATGTCTATGTGAGGCGTACACTATTTGGAAAGTATGAGATTTTAGTTTCAGAGGATCAGCGACCGTACTGGATGGATGTTCCAATTCGTTATAAACAAATTAAGCCGATTATTTATATACTTGATTTGGGGAAGGACTTTGAAAGTGAATGATGGAAATAATTTTTCAAATGATAAATGGATCAATGACTGGGTCATTTCCATAGGTTTTTATAGTGAAGAATTGATCTTGAGTAAAGACGCGGGCGTCCTTGCATTACATCAAGAATTTAGTGAGAATGAAATGGTGTCTGTGACGCTTTCAGAACATCCACAATTAGAAGGACAGATATTCGATCTGTACGATGAACTTGGATCAGAGTTCACAGTAAAACATCTACTTGAGTTTATAGCAATTCAAGATCTGAAATTGAAAGGACTAATTAAGAATGATAAAAAATAAACTATCATTTTTTGAATTGATCGACAAGTTGAAAAATAATTCTGAAACGAAACCGATCACACCACTCAACCGTAAGAACTACGGATCAATACCACACATGAGCGGATCAAAAAAGAACCAGCAAGCTGACAGGAAGATCCTCCAGAATCAAGAGGCAATCCTCACAGAAAAAACAAGAAATAGGCACGAGGTCGTCATTGTTACCGAGAAACTAGACGGGACAAATGTTGGGATCGCGAAGATCAACGGAAAACTGATCGCCTTGGGTCGTGCTGGATATGATGTCAGGACTAGCGAATTTGAATTTATAAGACGGTTCCAGTATTATCTGGACGAGTTCGAGAGTGAGTTCTTTGATCTGTTGGGTGAAGGTGAGAGAGTTGTCGGCGAATGGATGATCAAAACGCACACTCTCGAATACCATCTCATACATGAGCCGTTTGTTGCTTTTGATTTATTTGATAATAAGAACAGGAGAAAAAGATTAGCTGACTGGTATGATGAAGCCGTTAGATTATCCATTCCAGTCGCTCACATTATTCATTATGGAGGAGCGATCAAACCAGAACGAGCGCTCGAACTAGCTGGTGATCATGGGTTTCATGGATGTCTTGAACGTCCAGAGGGTCTAGTTTATCGGCTTGAGGATCGTGACAAAGTCTTGTTTTTGGCAAAGTATGTAAGATCTGGAGTCATCAGCGGGTTGCACATGAAAGACGAGACCAGATACAATCAATGGCTTGGAAATCAATTTGAAGAAAATGAAAAACTTCAAAAAAAATTGAAGTTGTTGACACTGTTGACGAGAGGTAAAGGAGAATAAAATGCAAAATTGTAATGATTGTGATTTTTTGTTTGATGAAGGAATCCATCAAGGACTTCCTAAAAATACTATTATAGTATGTACTAGAAGCGAAATAAATGAGACTGAATTATTCGCACTTGATAATGGAATCATTCCAAGACCGAAATGGTGTGAATTAAGTGAATCATTTATAAGATTAAAATTAGAAGATAAGAAAAGAGAGGAATATGAAAAAAAGTTATTTTGAAATCGTGCAAAAAAAGACAGGTGAATATTTTTTCAGACTGAAAGCGAGAAACGGACAAGTGATCGCCCGAAGCGTTGGATATGAACGAAAAGAAGGACTACTTCAAGCAATTGAAGAAATCAGAAAAATCGCGGAAACAGCCGAAGTTGTTGATCTGGACGAGCTTCCATTTTGATCACATCCTACTCACGCGGTCATCTTATAGTTTTTGATGGTTCGCGTTGGATTTATAAAGACACAGGAGAGAGCGTCGAAGTTGTCAGACCATGCGCAAAATGTCACAAAATGCCTACGGTCGATGGCTTTGACGCTTGTCTCGGTAAAATTGAAGGAGCTGTGAGCGCGTGTTGTGGTCATGGTGTTGAGAAAGGATTTATCAAGTATGAATAGAACAGAAATTTCAAAGATCTTAGAAAATGCCCCGATCGGTGAAATCGTTCAGATCAGAACGGAAAATGTTGACGGCGGTGACGCTTTTATTTTCAAAAAATTAGACAAGGACTTGTGGGATGACTTGAATGATGAGAGAACGTTTCTAAAAAGTGTTGGAGATGATTTTCTTGTTGCATTTATTCAAGCTGTAAGAGACATTGACTGGAGAATAATCCATTCTGATTATGACTGGGAAAAGAATCCAGAAAATGAGCTTCCCCTGTGGGATTGGGTAAATGAGATCAATCAATGGTGAAGCTATGAACGAAAAATTCAAAGACAAAGTAATCGGGATGGATCGAAAGCCAGCCTCATGGTTTCAGCCGAATCCTCTCAACTTTCGACGACATCCACAGAATCAACGGGAGGCTGTTGTTGGTTCGATCCTTGAGATTGGGTTCATTGATCCAGTCTTGGTAAATAAAAACACTGGAAAGACGATTGACGGTCATCTTAGGGTTGAGCTTGCACTTGAGGAAAGTCCCGATTTTATGCTCCCTGTTATCTTCCTTGATCTTACTCAAGAGGAGGAGGATCTCGCTATTTTGACATTGGATGAGTCGTCAGGACTTGCAACGACAGATCGTGAGATACTTGAGGATCTAATGATGAGAGCAGAGCCAGAAAATAAAGATCTGTTGATCTTCCTCGATCAGATAGCAAAGGATCACGCGATCGAATCATGGTTTCAGGATCCAGTTGATCCTCCAGAATATGAGGACAATTATCCAGATTTTGACGGAGCCGATGATCTTGTGATCCAATGGAAAGTAAAGACGGGGCAACTGTGGGCGCTTGGTGAACATCGTTTATACTGTGGTGACTCAACGGATCCAGATGTTCTTGATGAGCTGATGTCTGGAGAAAAAGCGCGGATGATCTTCACGGATCCGCCTTATGGGATCGGAAAAGAAATTCAGAACGATGATCTCAACCATGAGGATCTAATGGCTTTATATAATCAATATACTCAAGTCGCTCTCCCACACTTGATTGAGAACGGCTACATGTATACATGGGGATATTTTGACGTCTTAAGTGACTATTATCAAATGATCACAAAAGAGACAGATCTCACGTTCAGGAACTTTATTATCTGGGCGAAACTTCACGGAGTTCAGGGAATCAATGTTGAGGAGTTCAGACAGTTCCCGCCTTCTTACGAGGCGTGCTTGTTGATGATCAACGGGAACCCATTCGGAAATAATAAGTTCAGCACAACGCCGAACGCTGAAAACTATCACGAGATTTTTGATCCTATTCGATCTTATCTTGATGAGCAACGCGAGATCATGGACTGGGATATAAAGACCGCAAAGCGAATAGCTGGACACAGTGAGAAATCATTCGATCATTGGTTCGGGAAGTCTCAGTGGGCAATGCCTACTAAAGAAGTTTATGACTCGTGGAAAACTGAGGCAAATGGAGAGGCTTTTTTGAGATCATACGCTGATCTCAAGGATGAACACACTCGGATCCGCAAAGAATACGATGAGATGAGAGGTTATTTCGATAATACAAATGGATTTACAGATGTTTGGATCTTTGACGAGATGACAGGCTATGAGGGACACCCCACAGTCAAGCCCGTGGAGCTATGCGAGAGAGGAGTGATCACATCCTCTAAAGAGGGCGAGATCGTTCTGGACATGTTTCTGGGGAGTGGATCAACGCTTATTGCTTCGCATAACCAGAAACGTAGGTGTTATGCTGTTGAGGTGGATCCTAAATTCGTTGCAATGGTTCTCGATCGCTTCCATCGACACACTGACATCGAGCCTATTCTGATCAGTGAGTAAATGGTATAATCTGAGGATCTTATCAAACAGGCTTTACAAATGCGGGACAATACGATCGGAACCTAACTCCGATCGTATTGTGTTATAATGGTAATGCAACAGGGAAACATCAAAAATTTTCTCCTCCTTATAGAACGAGCGTCAGGGCGCTCGTTCTCTTTTTAATGCTATAATTTTTGCATGAGCAAAACGAAACCACAGGCAGAGGAAGAAAAGAAGATCAAAGATCTCGCAGTACGAGAGGCGGACACTGGGCGGAAATCGAAATTCTGGACGAGTGTTTATCCAAGGTTGGACGAGATCGTCTATATGTACCGAGAAGGACACACGGACAAAGATGTTTATACAGCGTTGGGGATCGGAAAGTCAGCATTTTATCGCTATTTGGCACTAGGACGCAACGAGCGCGATTTTATAAAGATAGGAGACCAAAACAGAGACATCAGAGCTTTTAAGGAGTTTAAGGACGCTGTGGACGAGGGAAAACGTATAATAGTTGCGTCCGCTACGAGAAACCTATTCAGATTGGCGGAGGGGTTTCACTACGATGAGGAGAGAACAGAATCAAAAAAGGTAGTCGACAAGCGAGGGAATCCGACGGGAGATGTCGAGGTCAAACATATCAAGATCAAAAAATATAAATATCCAGATCGGGACGCGATCAAGGACGTGCTGAGGAGATACGACGACACGAGGCGTTGGAGCGAACCAGATCTCATACTTGGCGGATCTGTGGAGACTGAGAAACCGAACGTCACGATCAACATGGTGATCGGTGGGAAAGCTCCAAAGGGTGAGAGACTGATCGAATATAATGACGAGATCAGTGAGGACGCAGATGAGGAGATCGAAGAGTGAGACGAGACATCGCTGTCACGATCAACATGATCAACCCACATCTCCCACAACTTGAATTTATCAACTCGAAAGCAATCAGAAAACTAATTCTCGCTGGGAGACGTGGTGGAAAGACTGAGGGCGTCGCATATTACAGCGTTCAAAGGTTTATAAAACCGCCTTTCGAGGATTATAAGATCTTGGAGACAGCTCCAACGGCTGATCAAACTGATACGTACTGGAGAGCGGTCAAATACTCTTTACAAGATATGATCGACAAAAAACTCGTCTATCAGCACAAGGGAAAGAGACTTTTGATCAACGAACTCAACGGTGCAGAGATCAGATGTAAGACGGCAAAGACTCCCGACAACTTGCGATCAGGCGACGCTGATCTTTATATCTCAGATGAACACGCCTACACACACCCTGACTTGTGGCGACAGATCGTCATGCCAATGCTGGCTGATCGTGGGGGTGAGGCTGTTTTTATTACAACGCCGAAGAAAAAAAATCACACTTATCAAATGTACTTGAAAGCGTTGAATAATCCAGAATGGTCGATCCATCGCTTCACATCGTTGGATAATCCTTATTTGAATAAAAAAGCGCTCAAGATGATGATGGAGGACATGTCTGAGGAGGACTACCGACAAGAGATCCTCGCGGAATTTTTGGACGCTGAGGGTGCTGTTTTCACTGGGTTCAGTGAGGCGCTTTATATACCAAAGGCGGACGAGTATCTTGACCACGTGGATCACTACACAGTCGGAGGGATTGACTGGGGTGACAAGGTTGACTATACGGCGGTGTCAATTATTTGTGTTGACTGTCAAAAAGAGATCTTCCTCGATAACTTCAACAAAATTGGTTACCTTGCTCAGGCTGATAGGATAGCTGATATTTGTGACCGAACTGGGGTTGACTGGCTACTGGCTGAAACCAACTCAATCGGCGCTCCAATGCTGGAGCAATTGCAAAACAGAGATCTCCCCGTGACTGGGTTCCAAACAACAGCGACGACAAAGCCGAGAATCATCCAAGCGTTGAACCTAGCACTACAACGACATGATATAATGTTCATAGATGAACCAGAGGCAACGTTCCAGCTGGAAGCATACGAAAAGAAAACAAATCCCAACACAAACCATCAAACGTACAACGCCCCGACAGGAACTCACGACGACATAAACATCGCGCGAGCGCTTGCGGTTCAAGCGTCTGGACAGCCTCAGCCCGATGATCTGTTCGGATATTAGAAAAGGATGGCACATGAATTTTTTCCAGAGACTATTATTTGATTATTTCAAACGAAACGATGAGGCAATGAGCGAGATGAAAGCAGTCCTCACAAACTACGAGCCGACACATGACGTCGGGTTCAACACTGGAGAATATTATATCTCCGAAGGTTATCAACAGGGATTTAATATTGATCTCTATTCTTTAAATGCTGATGTGCAAAATTCAGTGGATAAGGTGGCGGAAACTTGCTCAAAGCAGAACGTCAAACTGTTCAGAATGAACCGAAAAACTGGGGAGGTGATCGAACAGCCCAATCACATCATGGCGAAATTATTGACGAGACCGAACGATAAGGACACATGGACAGAGTGGATTGAGTCAATGGTGAAAAGTTATATCATCACTGGGAACGCTTACACATGGGTCAATCGCGTGAGACCAGACGCATGGGTTCAGAGCCTCGACTTCATCCCAGCCAAAGACATTTACCCAGTCGCAGGAGAGCTTCTCGGATCTTTGAAAGGCTACAAATATCAGACAGGGAAAGGCGCACAGATTGACGTTTATCCTTGGCAAGTGAGCCACATCAGAAAAGTGGATCCGAAATCAAACTATACGGGCGAGAGCGCGCTCACTCCTCTCAGAACAGACATCCTAGCAGGTCGCGGGATGTCTGAGCAGTTATACAGAACTTACGTCCAGAACCGCGGTCAATTGCCTTCAATTGTTGCAGTAAAGGGCGCAATGAAATCAGAACGATGGGAAGCGTTCAAGACAACGTTATTCAAAAATCAACGAGTTGACAAATATATCCCAGTTCGCCTTGGTGATGGAGAAGGATCTGGGATCCAAGTGATACCCGCGTCTTACACAGCAAAAGACGCAATGATCGTAGAACTTAGGGAGCAGAACTCGAAAAAGATCTCCGACTCACTCTCAGCAGGTCTTGACGCTGTTGTCAGTGGTGACGCGAACCGAGCCTCAGCAAACTCAGCCTATGAGGTATTTTATGATCAAGCGATTGATCCGATCCTCAATAAGCTGGAGGAACGATTGAACATGGACGTGTTCGGCATGTATGATAGAGATCTTTTTATTGTGATTGAAAAGCCTCACAAGGTTGATCCACAGCTTGAAATCGACAAGGAACGACTGGAGATCGAACGACAAAGAGCATATCTTGAAACCCACACGATCAACGAGGCACGGCAAGAGTTTTATGGTGAGCCTCCGATTGATGGCGGTGACGTGTTGATCAACGTTCCCCAGACAGCTGATCCTCTCAACTTCTTAGACTTTGAAGTCAGTAAGAGAGTAAAAGCCTATGATGAAAGTCCTATAATCATTAACTCCCCAAAAGAATTAGAGGCAACCACTGACTTGAAAAAACGTCCAGTCCCATCGCTCGCTGATGATATAAAGTTTTTAGCACTTGAAGATCTTGAAAAGTGGCGACAAAAATCTGTCAGATATTTCAAAAAGAAACGAGAGATCGCTCCGTTTGACTCATCCTATATCGTTGATCCTTTGAAAGCACTCATCGAGATGAAAGGTCAGGCGGTCAAATCACTCTCAGAAGTTGACGATCTGTTTGGAATGGTGATCAATAGTTTGGTAAAGAGCGCGAACTTGAAAGCTGATCTCGGTGATGGGAATTATCATCCGTTAGCAGATGACGCGATCCCCTACACTTTCAGCGATGAAGATGTTGTGATCAATGATCAAGATGTGGATGACGCGATCAGCGCATGGGATGATTTAATGCCTAGTGAGTATGCTGGCATGTTGGACGCTGAGATCGAAGGAGATGGAGAAAATGCCCGATAATCCATCATGGACATATAATCCAAAGTCAAAAAGATACACTAGCACAACAACAGGGCGATTTATTAGTGTAACGGAAGCTCAGAGATTGAGAAATGAATTTGTGCAATATCAGGCGGAAAAGGTCACGGATCTCGCCTCGGATCTTGTCAATGACTTGATCACTCCCCAACAGTGGAAGGAGTCCATGATCTCGACTATAAAAGATACTTATATTGACTTGTACGCGTTGGGATCTGGTGGGAAAAATAATCTCACTCAATCCGATTATGGAACGATTGGCGCAATGGTTAAAAAGCAATACGGACAAAGCTCATATCTTGAGAACTTCTACAATCAGATCATTGACGGGAATCTCACAGAAGGTCAAATCGGAGTTAGATCTCGGATGTACGTGAGAAGCGCTGAGTATGCCTTCGCAGTTTCAAAGGATAAGAATGTCGATCTCCCAGCATATCCAGCGGACGGGTCGACTCAATGCCGTGTCAACTGTCGCTGTGAGTGGAAAATCGAGGAGGTCTATTCTGGGGACACTTTGATCGGGTACGATTGTTACTGGATCGTTGATTATGGAGCCGAACACTGTCCAGACTGTATAGATCGCGGGCAACGTTGGAACCCATATCGGGTAAGACTTTAATGGTAGAATAAAACATGAGCGATTATGTAATTATCGAGGGAGCAGATGAATTATTTCGAGATCTCACAGGTCTCTCAGATGAAGCGATCGACGCAGGAGTCGAGGCTGTGTCTGACTATATCATCGAGATTATGAAAATCTATCCTCCCTACAAGTCAGTTTCAAGAGCCTCAGTATACGGATCAACATTCAAAACAGAACGACAAAGGAAGTATTTTTTCTGGGCGCTGAATAACGGCGCTCTCAAAGTTGGTAATCATAGAACGCAAACACTCAGAGACAACTGGAAAAAAGAACTCAAAGGAAAAGATACGCTCGTCGTCAATGAGACAGATTATATTGGCTTCGTGATGATGGACGAATATCAAAGCAAATTATTAGGTGAGGTCGGATGGGAGACGGTGAGCAAGCGTATCGCTCGCGGATCCTATAAGATGGACGACGTGTTTGACGGAGCTGTCAACACTGTGATGAGAAAAAGAGGTTTATAATGCCGAAAAAATTGAAATTTGATGATCTGAAATCTATCGTCAAAGCGCAGGAGATCGACGGAGATCTCGTTCTGGATGTCTTGGCGAATCCTTACGGATCCCCAGAGGAACTTGACTCAGACGGTGAATACTTCGCCCCAGATACGGACTTCAATGTCGAACATGAGAAGGCTGACGGGATCCCCGTTGCTTTTTATCATGGTTACAATGAGAACGGGTCACGGGATCCATCTCCTAGAAATAAGATCCTCGGAAAGACGTCCGCTCGTTGGGTTGACGGCGATGGGGTCTGGTATCGTGTGATCTTGGATAAAACCAAAGATCTCGCCGTTGAGGTTTATGATGAGGCAAAAAAGGGGATCCTCAGAGCCTCTACTGGTACGATGAGCCTATTCGCGAGAACTAATTGGGAAGATGGAAAAATCACATCTTGGCTAAATGGTGAGCTTTCATTGATCCCACTCAAAGGGAGAATGGCTCCCGCAAATTATAGCGCGATCGCCTACGCGCTCAAGAAACGAAAAGACTTGGAACTGTCAGAAAGCCAAAGCACGCAGAGCGAGACGCTAGCCGTGAGCGCAGGTAAGACAGATAATAATTCAAAAACGAAAGGAAATCCAAAAATGCCTACAAATGAAGAAATCATGGCAATGGTACAGCAATCAGTAAACGAAACACTCGCTCCAGCTATCAAATCAGCAATGAAAGATCTTGACGACGAAAAGAAAGCCGAGCAAGAAAAGCAAGACGCAATCGAAGCACGCGCTCAAGAACTCGCAGACGAAAAGATCGCAAAAATGCAAGCAGACACAGGTGACACTCGCCCAGACAACGGGTCAAATCTTCCTCAAAATGTGAAAATGCAAGGTCGCGCGATGATCTCGGACGCATACTCTCCAGAAGATGTCGCCTTCGCTTTGCAATTTGCAAAATCAGCACGAAACGCAGAGGGTGATCACCAATTTAATCGCGAATTTGTGAAATCTCACACCGAACGTTTGATGTCACGAATGGAAGGCGATGACGGGAAAGATCCTCATTTTGCAAAAGCTCGCGTAATGATCCAACACCAAAAAGCAATCAAAGCTGACGAACTCTCAAACACTGAGCAATCTGGATTTGGTGCTGATTGGCTCGCACAAATGATCGCTCCGAAATTCTGGGAAAAAGTCCGCGCTCAAACTGTAATGATGAACGTTCTCCCGTTTGACGCGATCCCAGACGGCTGGAACTCAATGAAGTATTTTGTCGAAGGTTCTGATCCTGTGGTTTATAAGATCCCAGAAGCAACCGACGCAACAGGAAACACTCCAGACGAAACATTGATCCTTGGAAAGACTGGGACAGACAAAGAAGATCTCAGCCTTGGAAAACTCGCCTCTCGTGTTGCTTGGTCTTATGAAGTCGGTCAAGGTACTGGCGGTGGCGTATTCTCATACGCTCCAGTCGCTCAACGCAATGCTCAAAAAGCAATGGCTGAGGTAATCGAATCCGCAATTATTGACGGTGACACTGTTTTGACAGCTTCAACCAACATCAACGATATCGCTGGAACTCCGTCAGCGAATGACGCTTTCACTGTTGTGAATGGTCTCCGAAAGTATGCCTTGATCACAGATCCAACAAAGTCACTTGACAACGCTGGGGCTGATGTAGATGTCACACTTCTCAAGCGCTTGCGCGCAAAATTGGGAGCTGGTGGCGCTTTCGGTTTGAACCCCGACAACTTCTTTTACATCGTGAACCCGTCAGTGTATTATGCACTTTTGAGCCTTGATATTTATAGCACAGTCGCAAACTACGGCGCACAAGCAAGTAATGTTTCTGGCGTCCTTCGCTTCCCAGATGGATCTCAGGTCATCCCGTCTGCCTTTGCTCAAAAAGCAACAGGAAAGAACACATCTCTCCTCTCTAACACAGCAGGGAAGATCGATCAAGATACCACATCAAACAACGTCGCAGGCGTCGCAATGGCAGTAATGCCTCAAAACTGGCAAGGTGGCTATAAAGAATTGATGAGAACCGTGACAGAATACAAATCCGAGTCTGACGCTTGGGTGATGTCCATGTTCGCGCAAATCGGCTTGACCACTATCGGGGATGGGGTCTCCTTGATTTATAACATCGTCGAAGCATAATTTTTTATGAACAGGGCGGGGATCTGATCCTCGCCCATAACTAATTAATAAAGGATTGGAAAAATGGCAAAAGCAAAAGAAGAAGAAACCACTACACAAAACACCACACCAGAAGAAACAACAACACCAGAAAAGCAAGAATCAAAACAAAAGGGCGTCAAGTTTCTCCGCGGATGGGCTGGGAAGTATACAAAAGACGTATATGTTCCAGCTGGTCAATATTTTGAAGTCACATCAAAAGAAGGTCTTGAGTATCTGAAAAAGATCGGAGTGATTAAATAATGTCTTATTGTCAACCCGAAGATGTGCGGGCTTACGTCTCAATATTTCAAAACAAATACGATAAGCTCGAAACAGAAGAACAGAAAACAGCTTATGACGAGTACATTCAGGAATTTATTGATCGAGCCGAAGCATACATCGACAAGAACACAGGAACGAAATTTTCAATCACAGAAGAGGAGCGCACGTTCTACCGAACTGATGATAATTTTTTCAACACTCCAGACTTTGTTGAGATTATTCGGGTTGACGATCTTGATGGGAATGAGATCACTGATTATAAAGCATATCCTCCACAGTTCAACGTGAAAAATATGATCGAAACCCCCAGTCATGCGGATGACATCGTCGTCAATGCAAAATGGGGAACGGTTGATCCAGATGGATCTGGTGGATGGCAAACCCCAAGCGATATTGTTCAAGCTACTTTGATGATCACAGCGAGACTTATGAAAAGAGGTGATTTTATTTTTGGGACTCAAGGAGATGTCAGAAATCAGGTCACAGTCAACACGGCAATCCCAGCCGATAATGATGTTATGATGATATTGGAGCCGTACAAGACATGGCTATAACACCACTACAAAAAGCAATCTCTCAGATCCTCGAAAAGCTCAACGAGCTGGAGTGGGTTGAGGTAATTGATAAGGCATGGACTCAAGGAACGAATAGGGCGATCGCGTGCTATCCTCAAAATGGCGTCCAGAATCCAGAATCCGCTCAATTTATTATCGGGTATCATAATTTGATCTTGGACATTATTTTACCAACTGGAGAGGCTGTTGACTCGATGGATGAGCGAACAGGATGGATCGATGAAGTCCCGACTTTATTGATCGGGGCAGTAACGACCATGCCAAACGTCTCGAATATTGAGCGGATCAGCTACGAGGTCGGCATGATCCCAGTAGGCAATCAACCTTATTATGGGGTTCGATTTACACTTGAAAACGTGAAAGTTATCACGCAATAGATAAAGGAGTTTTTTATGAATAGTGGAGGATCAAAGTCAGCAAGACAGATCCAATTCGGAAAGGAATCGGTCGCAGGTGTCCCAGTCAATCCAACGGCATTATGGCGCGGGATGGGGAACTTGAAATCAGACGATCCGCATGTATTCCCAGAGGAAAACATCGGCGTGATCGGCGGAACGAATCGGAATTTTATCCAATATAAGGGCGGGACGTTGACGCTGGAGGAAACTCCCGCAACGTTTGAACAGCTCCCCTATATTTTAGGGATGGGCGTCAGTAAACCAGTGATCACAGCAGACTCAGGGAGTGGCTACGCTCACAAATTTGAACTGCCAAAAAAATCACTCAAAACGATCGACACGTACTCAGTCGTCGCTGGTGATAATGCTGGTGTAGAAAATGCGAGTTATTTATACGCCCGAACTTTCACCATCTCAGGCGTGGCAAAAGAAGAACTCAAAATGTCAGCCGAGCTTGGCACGAGAGAAGTCAGAGAGCTGTTTATTGACGGTTTATCTGGGATCGCTTTCGTCGCCTCTACGAGTTCGATCACTGACTCAAACAACCGCCTCGGAGTTTTTAGCGCTGGTCAAAAGATCAAAGTCGAAAACTCAACAAGCAATGATGGAACTTATACAATCGTCTCCGCTTCGGCTGGAGAGATTATTGTTTCTGAGTCTCTCACAGATGAGACAGCAGTCTCTATTTATTTGAGACAAGAGTTCGACGAAATCACGATCCCAGAAGTTGAGGAGATCATCTTCGCAGGTCTAAAGGTTTATGTTGATGATCCGTCAACAGACGTAGGGACTACACGCTTTGCGAACTCTATTCTCGGCTTTACGCTTGAGGTCACAACTGGATTTATCGAAAAGCACACGGCTGACGGTCGTGATGATTTTTCGTTTATCCAACAAGTTGGCGCTGAAACCTTGGCTGTGAAGTTGGATCTCACCTTTGAACATGATCGAAACGCTCGTAATGAGTGGAGAAAATGGAAAGACACAGATCCCAGAGTTTTGAGATTGATCAGTGAAGGATCTGAACTTGCAACCGCTGGATCTTATGAAAATAAGACATTTATGGTTGATCTTGCTGGTGCTTGGGAAATTTTCCCAGAGATCGGCGAAGAAGAAGGGAACGATATTTATAACGCAACCTTCAAAGGTCGCTATGATCAAACAGCTGATCTTTTTGGAGAGTTCACAGTCGTAAACGAACTGGCGTCTCTCCCGTAATAATAGTAAGCTCCGCTCGGTCAATGTGCTTTCCGATCCTTTGGATATTGACTGAGCGGTTCTACACGGAAAGCAAAAACGGAAAGCATGAGACAAAGGATCTAAAAAATGGAAAATTATGTAACTTTTGAATACAGAGAAAAAAAATACTTTTTTGACTTCGGATCTGACGCTGATGTCACGTTCGAGGAAGGAATGGAGATCAACGCTAATAATCTTGATCGACTTGTGAGAGTCGCAAAGACTAAAATGTTTTGTCTTGAAGATGGTCAAATCACTCCAGCGCGTTGGATCTTTGGGATGGGATCCTTAGGATCAGATCTTATTAGTAACGCGCTTATTGACGCTCAAGAGAGATACACAACAGCTATACAGATGACAAAAGCTCCAGATGAATGTTATCGTCAATTCAATGGGGAGGAAATCGTCGGGATCCCGTATGAAGGAGAATTTTATTTCTTTGACTATGGAACAGAGGCGACGCTCTCGTTTGATGATCGTGTGAACTTGAAAAGCAAAAACGACGTGACAGTATTTCAAACAGCTCGGAAGTTTTTTTATAAAATTTCTAAAGACGATGAAGGGAATGAGATCAAGGAAAAAGCAACCTTCACAACACCAATAGGACGTCATACATCTTTTAAAGTTGTGTTTGAGGCAATGCTTGACGCGACTCATCGTTTTGTTTATAAGAACGACGTCCCAAAAGCACGAAAGGGGAAATAGAAGGAGCGATCCGCCACAGAGGAAGGACTCCACGCGAACTACAAATACATCTTATGTGTGAACACTATCACTTGAATCCGATCGAGATGGAAAAGCAACTCAAGGAGGAAGGTGATCGCTGGCTTTCATTGTTCGCATATATTGAAAAAGTGAGAGCAGACTATAAGAAATCAATGAAACGATGAGATTATAGTCTCTAATTGTAGAGAGCGAGGTCTCAAAAGTGGCAAAAACAAGAGCAGTTGATATACTTTTAAAAGCAAGGGATCAAGCCTCTAAAGAGATTGATAAAAGCACTGGCGCGCTGGGTAAATTAGGGGGAATGGCAAAAACATTAGCACTTGGCGCGCTTGCTGGTCTTGTAACGGCTTTGGGAGCTGTTGGGACTGGCGCGATCAAATTATTCACAGACTTTTCAAAAGCAGAGCTTCAGTTTGAGACGTTTGAAAAATTATCCAATTCTATGGGCGCTTCATACGTTCAAAGTATGACTGTTATGGAATCAGCCACGCGGGGGATGGTCAATCAGCAAGATCTCGCAACAGCGGGATCCAAGTTCATGTCAATGGGAATAGCTAAAACAACAGAGGAACTTGGGGCGATGTCCTCAATGGCTGTTGGTCTTGGTTCGGCTATGGGTCTTGACGCGACTCAGGCGATGGACGACTTCGCGATGATGATGGCGAATCAGTCAATCCCCCGTCTTGATAGCTTTGGGATCTCATCCTCAGCAGTTCGACAAGAGATCGAAGCACTTATGGACGCTGACAAGAGTCTCACTCGTGAGCAAGCGTTCCAGACAGCTGTCATTAATCAAGGGACTGAGGCAATGAATAAGCTCGGACTCTCAGTTATTACAACTTTTGACAGCCTTGACTCATTGGAAGGACTAAACACTTCTCAATTATTCAGCGTATTAACTGCCGAATGGGATAATCTAAAAATTGCACTTGGGAAGGGATTGAAAGGCGTATTCGGAGACGATGTTGATAATGTTCTCACGAATTTGATCACACGGATCAGAGAGTTCGATCCGCTCGCTGATGATGGTTTCTTTATGAAACTCAAGGAAGGCTGGCAGATCGCAAAAGTTGTATTTGATAACTTGAATACTAAATTCGAGGATGTGAAATCTGGCTTTGCAGAAGGAGGACTGTCTGGCGCGCTTGAAGGTTTGATCGGTGAAGATATGATGACGAAGTTGACGGAGTTCTTTGATCTCTTTGACTTCACTCCTATCACTGAGGCAATTCAACCACTCAAGGACGCGTGGGATGGATTGAAACAGTCATTTATTGACTCGTTCCCGATGATCCAAGAAGCTGGCGGAAAGTTTGGGGAATTTTTCTCAACAACGCTTGCTCCAGCGTTTATTAATATTTTCAACAGCTTGATCTCCGCCGTTGGTGGGTTCATTGAATTTTTGACGACTGGCTTGGAGAACTTGTCAGCGTTCTGGGACACATGGGGCGCGGACATTATTACATTCGTTGAGTCAACTGTTGAGATCTTGTCAGGTGCTTGGACATCCGCTCAGGAAGTTTTCACAACTGTGACCGACGCGATGATGCAGGTTCTAAACGGAGACTTTGGCGGAGCTTGGGAAACTCTCAAGACTGGGATCTCGGACGCTTTTGACACGATGAAGCAAACACTCGAAGGCGCGAAGGATGACTGGATCGAAGCAGGCAAGAACTTATTACAAGGTTTGGCGGATGGGATCAATGAAAAAGTAACCGATGTTGTCGAAGGTGCAAAAGAGGCAGGGCGTAAGGTTTTAGAAGGATTGAAAGGAATCCTCGGAATTGAATCCCCGTCAAAGGTTGCTAGATATTATGGTCAGATGACAATGGAAGGTTACAACCTTGGTCTTGAGGACGTTGAAGCTGGAACTTTGACTCAGGATCTTTTCAGGACTGACACTTTCAAATCTATCGTAAATACAAGTGTTGCAGAAAATAAAGGCATGACCAGAGGATCTTCTTCATCAAACTCAAGTAACATTAACTTCACTTATGCCCCATTTATCTCAACAGCTGACGAAGATGAGGCTGTCAGAGTCTTGGAGCCTGTTGTCATTCGAGCAGTAAACAAAGGGAGTAGACGTGGCAAGATACGGTGACGGCTCATCATACGGCGCGAGCGTTATTTATGGGATTGAGACGATCGAAAACACGTCTCGTTATGGTCTCGGTGTCTATGGGACTGGGATCCTGTACGGGACGAGTATCTCAGATCATTATTTATGGAATATTAATATCAACGGGAAAAACATCTCTCACAGAGTTCAAGATCTTCGGACTGATCGAGGGCGTCGCTATTTATTGAATAGTGACGCCTCAGCGTTTGAGATTGTTGACATTGGCGAGGCTAATCTCGTTGGTATAAATTCTGATCAAGTCTTTTCAAGCATGAGAGAAGGCGATCCAATTTATATTGAATTATGGGATTATACAGGGACAAATCTTGTCACGAGATTGTTCACTGGTGAGATCCTTGAGCTTTCGTTTGAGGGAACTCGTCATAATCAAATTGCATACATCACAGCGACGGAAAAGATGGAGAAAATCAAAGAGATCCCCGCGGATCTGAACGAGATCAAATCAAGCAAGAGAGCGGACGAGTTGATCTCAGATCTCCTAACCTTTGCAAATTGGGACGGAGGATCTTCTCTCGACATTGCAACTAATACAGTCAGTAAGTTTTGGGGAGACTCCTCAGTTAGTGTTTTTGAATTGATTGATCAGGTAGCTCAGAGCGCGATCGGCGTGTTTTTTGTGAATGTTGACGGGGAAGCTACGTTTTATGATTATTCTGGGACGCGTACACAACACCAGATCGACGAAACGCAATTGTCTAGGTATATTGTGATCCCATTGGAATATAAAAACGTTAGAAACGATGTCAGCGTGTTCGCGAATAATGTGATCGCTGTGAATGAGACAGTGTTTGACTCGTCTCAGTCTTTTGACGTTGAGGCTGGAGCAGACTATAACTTGATCTATGATTATGAAAATGGGGCAATCGCTGAAAGTCCAGTTCTCTCATACACTTCAAGCGATCCAGATGTCACGGTCACACTCGTCGGATCTTATGGAGATGAGTTTGAGGTGAATATAAAAAACGTCGGCGCTGTGACTGGACAAGTGACTTCGATCAGTATCACAGCTGATAATTTGATCACTCAAGCGATAAAATTGAATAGCTCAGATCCTACGAGTGTTGCGAATTTTGGGAAACGGTCGTTTATATTCAATAATCCTTGGCTCCAGAATCAAGTCACAGCTGGCGTATACATGACCGCAATTCTGGACGCGTTGAAGGATGGCGCTGACTATCCACGGATCGAAATGATAGGGAGAGAACAGCAACAGTTTGATTATGATTTATTCGATCATGTTGATCTCTCGATCCCAACACTCGACATTGATGGTATTTATAGAATCGGTAGCATTTATCATCGATGGGCGACAGAAAACGGAACGATCACGGAGACATCCATCAGACTCGAACCCGTGATACAATAATCAATGAAAGGTAATAAATTATGGCAATTGCAGAATATCCATCAAGTATAGTAGACTTCGGCTTTGATGTTATTGACGGCGTGACTTCAATCCTTGCAGAACATATTAATAAGCCACGCGCTGAGATCTTGGCGATTGAAACCTACAACAGCAGGATCCAAGCGCTCGGACACTTTGCAAATACTGAGACACTCGCCACAGATAAAACATTGACGGACGAGGACAAAGCTATTCAAATCTTGACCGCGACAGTCTCCAGATCTGTCAATCTTCCAGCAGTCGGGGACGATAATCATGTTTTTTATATCTTCAACGATAGCGGAGCTGGAATTGATCTCGCAATTTATAGCGGGGCTGTACTTGTTGCCACGATCGCGGAGGGTGAGAGTCAGGTATTGATCTCGGATGGTGCTGAATGGTTCCCGTTTGGTGGATCTTCGATCCCTAAATTTGACAACGTCACAAAGTTCACAGAAGCGGGAGGAACAGCGAACGCACTCACCCTTTCAGCTCAAGGGTTCACCTTTGCAGATGGTGAAATTATTAATTTCATTGCCACGGCTGATAATACTGGATCAATGTCAATAGACGTAAATGGTCATGGAGCTGTAACTTTGCAACGTAGAGGAATTGGCGGAACTATGGTCGATATGAACGCTGACGACATTCAAGACGGTGCAAAGGTTACCGCGATTTATGATTTATCAAGTGATATTTTTGAAGTTATCAAAGGGATGGCGATTTATAAGAGTTTGAATTTTATGATCCCATTAGGTGATACAGGAATCAGCCCAGTAGCTCTATTAATTCCTAATGATGGGACTGTTGTGAATTGGTATATTTTAGCGCCTCATGGAGAAACTGGAAGTTGTGAGCTTGATGTCGCTGTTCAATCTTACGCGGATTATGGAACGACTCCAACATATACGACTGTCAGCATGACATCTTCCCAAAAAGCAAGCGGAACAGTTTCAGCAAGCGCTGAGAGAGGTGGTTTTGTAATTGTTAATGTTGTTTCATCAAGTGGTATAGATTATGCGAATCTTATAATCGAAGCACAGAGAGCGTATCGAGGATAATATGGGACTTGATACTTCAAAATTTACGATTTTACAAACTTACGACGGAACAGGTGGTAACGTAACACTAAACAATACCTTACTTGAAGGAGATATTATTCTTGCTTTAGTGCAAACAAACGATTTAACATATACTGGGGAAGGACGTATTTTTTCAGGTGGCGTTGCTAAGCAAGTAGCGCTCGGTGGGTTTGGTTTATCACTGAGATATTATCATAGATTTATGTATTACATTGCTACTACGGATGACGATGGAAATACCTGTATTGTTGGTACAGCAACTAGCCAATCTTTTGAAAAAAGGATTATTCATATAAGACCAAATGGTGGATATAAAAGCGCTTACACTGGTTCCCACTATTTGAACGGCGACCAGAGTGGAGGGAAAACACCTCCAAATCAGGATACAAATACACTTGCAATAGGCATGGTTTGTACAAATGCTACTGAAACAATATATGGAACTTATAATCCAAGAACTCATATTTCATATGGATTTTATTTAGAAACATTTACTATAACAATATCTGGAAGTATTTCTTCGTATGGAGCAGTAGTTTTTGAAATCAAACCAAGCATGTTCCCAATGGCTCAAATTATATAAAGGAGTAAATAAAAATGGCAAGAAAATTAGTAAAAGATGACTATATCATCAGAACCAATAAGCTCGCAACAGACCCAAACTTTTTAGCGTATGTAGCAGGGTATCTCACCGAATGGGCTGTTAATGTTCTGGTTCACAAAGACAACCCAGACTCAACTCAAGAACAACGAGACGAAGCTGATCTCTATTATCCATTGTGTATTCAAATCATTGGAGAAAAAAGAAAGTATAGAATCGGTCAATGCGCGAATCTTTTGAGCGCTTGGGAGCAGTATTACGCAGGCACGTCTGGTATTGATTATGAATTTATCGAAGCCACGGAAACAGATCCAGAACAGCATAACTTTAGCAACTTTGACCAGGGAGGGGCTTTGCAGTACACAGTTAATAATTACATCCTCCCAGTTATGAAATTTTCGTAATTATCAAGCCGTGATTTTTCACGGATAAAAAAGAAAGGAATTTGAAATGCCAAAGATTTTAGAATTTTTAGAAGCTGTCAGACTTTTCATCCTGTCCGTCCTTGGTACAGCTGACCCAGTCTCGATCCTTGCGATGGTCTTGGGAGGTTTTGTCATTGTTTGGATTGTTGCTTTTATCCGAAAACGTTGGGTTTTGGAAACAGCACAACTAAGAACTATTGTCACTGTTTTGAGTTATGTGTTCGGTCTAGTCGTGATCTTAATTAATAACTGGCTGACTGACGTTCATGTCGTGATTGATCTTGGATCTATGACTGTTTACATGGGAATTTTGCAAACCACGGCGACTATGATTTATGACTGGTTTGTGAAAAAGACGGGTTTGTTACCAGCTCCCAAAGAATAATTAAGGGGGCATGATGGACGGAATCTTTGACATTCTCGCGAATGTCGCCCCAGAAAATCAGAAGTCCATCGCGATCGTTATTGGGATCGTTTTATTTGCAAGCATAATATCGAAATTGACTTTCGATATTATCAAGGAAAATAATTATAAAAAACGACTCAAAGAGGAAATCCTCAAAAACTCGGAGGTCTCAAAAGAACACCAGAGAGAACTAATTGATCTTGAGATAAAACATCAAAAAGAGAAAATAGAAATCGAGGAAAAAGGTCAGCAGGTGATCGAGTCAATGAAAGGTCAAATCGTTGCAGTATGCAAAAAGATGGATCTTGTGAATGATAAGGTCGATCTAGTCAGTCAAGAATTGAAAACCGTTGATCAAAAAGTCGATAAAGTTCAGGAGGATCAGGAGAAGTTTCAGAGGGAGACTCGTGAACAACTGTTCAATGTCGACGACGGGCTGGTGTCAATGATCATCCGAAATCAGAAAGACATTGAACTGATGAACGATCGCTGTGATCTTATCAACAAGAAGTAAAATAAAAAAGTCCCGATTTTCGGGGCTTTTTTGGATAAAGAGGAAAACATGACAAAAGTAATAAAAATGGGTTTTGATTATGTATCTCAGATCGGTGTCGGTGCAAACGAGGACGTCAATGACTGCCTCGCTGGTGCAGTCAATCCGATCACAATGAAACTTGGGATCCCTACTGGTACGGTAGATGAGACATTCAATCTTATAACTGGTGATGATCCTAATGTCGCTGGGACGATTGATCGTCCCACGTATCTCAGCGAAGGCGTCAAATATTTGAACAGTAAAGGGATTTTAGCGGTGGCAAAAGGAGGGATGGGGAGAGATCTCCTTGAAAGCGTCACAGAACGGAAACAGCCGTTCATCCCGTTGATCAAACACGCATATCTCACAAATAGAGAGATTAAAGCCTCAACATATAATCATTATGTGCTATTGGAAGAAATGGATCCAGACGGCGTTGGTGTGATGGATCCGTACCAGTACACAGACAACCATCCCACGAGATCAACATGGGCTGACTTTATGACAGCTTGGGAGATGGCGGATCTTGCTTATCAGAGCGGAATCCTTGTCTTACATTCTTTGGACGAGTGGGACGTAGAAGTCAAAACAGTCAAAGCAAAGATCAATTTTTTCCCGTCTCAGTACGTGAGAATTGATCCAACGATCAAATCAAGCACAACTTATATCGCTTATAACTACGGGTATGAGTTCGATGTCGTTGCAAATCGAAAAATTGAGTCTGACGGCTACGTGTGGCGACAAATAGTCATAGATGGTCGCGTGACTTGTTTATTTATCGCAGAGAGGCTGTCAGGCGGTCAAGTGTATCTCGAAATCAATGGAGGAGAACCAGAACCAACAGATCAAGAGACCGATGATCCAGTGACAGACACGTCAGAGGCTTATAAGCAAGCTCTCGCGGTAATAGCACAAGCAATTGAGGACATCGAAAAAATAAAGCAAGATCTCGGAAGCGTTGGATCAGATAATTGACTTTGATCTATCATTGTTGTTATAATTTATGAAGTGGTTCGTGTTGACCCCTAACTGTGGCTCGCCCCAGACCCTTTTCAGGTTTGGGGCGATGTGTTATTATATGAAAATAATCCTTTCAAGAATGAAAGAAAAATAACGAGAAAAAGAGCTGAGTTCCTATCCTTCCAGCTCTTTTTTGTTATCTTACGAGATCCGATTTTCAGATGTCTGAAAAGTGAAAGACAGTTTCCAGATGACTGAAAATCGGATTAATACTTAAATTGATTTTAAATTAAATGAATTTGAAAAAAAAGAGAAAAGCCACAAAAAAGCAAACCGTCGTATCAATTGACTTAATACGCTGATTGTTTTGTCTTGCGGATTATAGCTTATTCTGGCTTATTTTTTAAGTTGACAAAAGTTTAAAATAGCAGTATTGTTATGACAGTTATTTTTCAACGCAAACGCGAGAAAGGATTTTTTTATGTGTCAAACTGAGAACAGAAAAGAAAACTTATTAAACCATGCAGGCTATACAACTCTTACAGGTCTAACGATCTATGAGTTGATTGAAGGTTTTGATCGTCAATTTTCAGCTGACGCCTACAAAGCGATCACTGGATCACAAACTGACATCAAGCAAGCATGGATCAATGAAATGCTCACCTATGGGTTCGGTCTTTGGGGGACTGGCTACGGGATCGAATACGAGACATCAGACATACATTATTCAACAGTTGCTCCACGTGGGAATCAAGGAGAACAGGTTCATGTCCAGCTTACGAAAGCTGTTTTCTGGTACATCCTCGTCAATGAGGACGGAGAAAAAGAGCGTCACGAAATGCACTTAAACGGCGGAAACGCTTCGACTGATATGGAACATGCGTTTAATGGTGCGCTCACGAATGTGATGACACACGCCTCGAAACGTCTCCTCGGGCAATTAAGTGTGTTCAAAGGACGACGATCTCATCTTACTCCTCAAGAAGAAAAACCAAAAAAGTCTCAAGATGATAAAAAAGAGCAAGAGCCAAAGAAGGAAAAGAAAAAAAATTCAACGGCTAAAAACATGGAGATCAGCGACGTGATTGACGCTCAATCATTTATGAGATATATGGCAGTCAAAGGAATCACAAAAGCACAATATGAGCCGATGTTGTCGAGCATGCAAGGAAACAGAATTTCATATGCTCAAAAGGCAACCGAAATTATAAAAGAATTGACTGGAGAAATTATTGAACTAAAAAGCAACTTCAACATCCCTAAATAGTTTTGAAATTGGGAGGAGATCTTCTCCTCCCAGAAAAAAGGTTTCAAAAGTGGAAAAAAGTGACGGATTTATCAAATCGCAAGCAAGAGCCAAACTTAAAAAAGATCAATTGAGTCTTAACATGCTCAAGGATCTGGAGTCGCGCGGTCTTTTAGAAGATCTTGAAATTACTTATCATTCTGATTTTAGTCTTGATGAGTGTTTCACTGGGGCGCAACTTGCTGAGAGACTTGGGATCACTCGTCAGGCTCTTTATAACAGAATGTTGAGAGGAGCTACACCGACAACTCAAATATATGTTTTTTATCAAGGAAATAAAATCAACAACATAACAGCTTATACTAGGAGTTGGGCATGACAAAAGAAACAGAAGGATCAACGATTGAGAGAGTAAAGGATTTTTTATCAAAAGATAAAAAAATTCCTTTCGTGATGGTTCCCATTATTTTGGTTATTGATCCCAGACTATCTTGGAAAGCGAAAGGGCTTTATATTTATATGTTATCTCGTCCAGACGATTGGAAGTTCTACGAGCTTGATCTCGTGAAAAGATCCAAGGACGGAAAGTCATCCGTCAAAAGCGCGATCCAAGAACTTTTAAGTACAGGTTGGATTTATCGCTGGCGGATCCTAAAAAATGGTAAGCCTCATAATTATCATTATGTGATCTATATAGAGCCTCAGCACTTTGGATATAAAGAAGTCGAGACAGTATACATTGAGGCGGACTACACACCAGAACCGAAAGACTATACATCAGAACAAAATAAGACAAAAGTAGAGGAAAATATGTTTCACGTGAAACATCTCGAAGGCGATGTGTATGAAGCCTATGAAAATTACATCGGTAAATTGACTCCAATGATGAAAAACTTCTTAGATCGTGCAGTTGATACAGTTGGAACATTTATCGCTGATACAAATCCAGAGACAGAAAGAACGTCTGAGAGTTTTGTGATCGAAGCGCTAAAAATGTCACATGATCAAGCGGATCGACCGAATTTTATGTATGCTGAGAAAATACTAGAACGATGGGCGACGGACGGATATGATGGAGACAAATCTGGAAACTGGGGAGATCGAACACCTTGGAATCAGAGGAAAATCTCCAAAGGTGTGATTGAGAGCACTTATCGGCAATGGGATAGAGACCATGAACAAGCTATGAATGAGTTCGCTGATCTTATTAATCAAGTTGATCAAGACGCTCCATTTTAGGAGGAATGGATCATGGAAAAATTAGAATCATTTATCAAGGAATTAATCGAATGGTCGTTGCTTTATTTTTCAAGTCATTATTATGTGAAAAAATCAAGCGACGCAAATGGTAACGAATATTTTTTTCTGGGATTGAAAAATAATTCAGACAGAAAAAAGGATAAAATCAAAAAAGGTAATAACAGATGACAAAAGACGAAAAAAACAAAAAAAGAGCCGAGGATCTAGCGCGTAGACTTTGGGACGATCTGAGCAATGTAATTCCAGACGAAAAAAGCAGAGCGCTTATTCTGGTTCAGACAAAACCAGCGGAGATACTCGCTAGTTTATCATTGGCTTATGAGAATAATTTTGTCGATAATTTGATCTCAGGAAATGCTGACGCTGAGGTTTGGGATCGAATCTTCGACGGTTTGGATCCGCTGTTTGAGATCTGTCGTCCATATCTAAAACAGGATTATCTTGAGACACTTGACGAAATGTTGGAACGGCAAAAGAAATATCAAGATTTTAATAATAATTTTTTTAAAATGATAAATAAGAAATAACGTTCCCGCGGGTACGTAAGGAAGGATTATAAAATGTCAGTAGAAAAAACATGTCACATATGCGGTCACGATTTTCAATTTCAAGCCTACAAAAATTGCCCTGTATGTGGAGCGATAACTTATGGTGCAGTCGATCAATTTTTTGATCAACTCAGAGAAAACGCGGATAAAAAACAAGATCTGATTATTCTCGAAGAACACGCAAAAGCGCCTTTATTTGTTGATCAGAAGATCGAACTCCTCAACGATGAGGGAGAAGTTGAAATCCATGTTCAAAAAGTAAAGATTAGAGGCGCTGATCTCTCGGATGTTGCAAATTATCGGGCTGAGATTGAGTCCATGAAAAAGGATCTGTCTGAGGCGGAAAAAGCGCTCAAGATGACGTCAGAGTGGGCTTTATGTGAAGGAATGAAAGCACAGATCAAGAAAAAGCTGGAAGATCTTGATGAGATCATCACGGAAGTGAAAGATCTGAAAGTGAAAGAATTTGAAAATTACACTGACTCTTTAGCGTGTGAATTTCAAAACAAAAATCCAGAAAAGGTCATTCCTTGGGAGTTATTTGAAAAAGAAGCGCGAAAACATGTCACAGGTGGAACGATCAAAAAACGAAAGTTCTGGGAAATTGATGAGGAAATCGCGAAGGCGTGGCTCATTGAGCGGAAAATGATCGGCGGGCTTTCAGTGAATAAAGCAAGCGTCAAAAAATTACACATCGTTCAGCCTGTTGATGGTGTCAGTGTTGAGGAAAAATTCACGTTCGACATCGCCTCAGATCTTTCAGATTTTGCTAGTTGACAAAAGTTTATAATAATTGTATAAAGAAGATGTTATTTTTCAAGTGAAAGGATTATTATGAATATTGACCAATTTGTGAAAACAGCACGCGAAGAAAAAGAGAGACGGGACTCAGATCTAAAATATCAGATTTGTGAACTTGCTTATTTATCAATAATTCAAATGTGCGAATCTGAATCCATTTTCATGGAACCATCCGAAGAAAAAAAATCAGTTAATAAGATCTTCTCAAACTGTAAAACAATGTCTGAAAAAATGATCAAGGTTCGAGAGTCGATCATAAAATTGAATTTCGATTATGTTGGGAATTTTCGAGTGAATGATCTTCTAAATTCTGGCATATGTCTATTGAATAT